TACATACACAGGTTGGCGGGGTATGAGAACCCTTTTGAAATGTGCCCATGGATCTCTTATGCAAATAAGAAACCTAAAGGCCCATTCAAGCCAGTATTTGACCTTGACAAACCTCAAAAGGCGTTGGGCGCTCTTATGGTATATACGGAGTATATGCACAAAGAAGCGTCACCGTCGCAGATCGAGAAATTCACTAATGCGGTATCTTCAATCGACTCGTCAGAGAAGATTCAAGAATCACAGAAGATCCAGTTTGACAAGGCTGTGTCTTCGCTCGGGACCCTACCGCGAGGTAGGTTCCATAAACTATCTAGTTGGAGTGAAAAATCTGTTCGTGTTCCTGCGGTAAAACGCAGAGGTAGATATGAGAACGTAGTCTATGGTACGACTATGTCTCTCGAGGCTATTATGAACACGTCCAGTCACCCCTTAGCCACCTCTTATTTTGAAGAGAATGTAAAACATTTACCTGACGAACTCTACCGCCTTTATAGCGGCTCGGCGTTCAGTCCAAATGATTTTACAGGGCTAGACGGTATTGTTGGTAAGATCGGTTTCATACAGGAACCTGGGTTAAAACTCAGGACTGTGGCGAATCCATTTCCAATCTTCCAGATCCTACTTAGTAGGTTAGGAAGTTCTCTTTATTCGTTGCTTGCAACGATTCCAGAGGATTCAACATTTGATCAGAACAAGTCTATTGTAGAGATACAAAAGGAGATCCGACAGGGGCGAAAGCTCATGTCAATCGACTTAAGTAGTGCTACAGACCGGTTCCCTCTCCATTTCACGCTAAGCGTTCTTCGGGACCTTGGTTGTAATGAAAGTGATTTGCGCCTATTTGAAGACATAAGTCGTTCAAACTGGAACTTACCAGGTGGAAAAGTTATCAAGTGGCAGACTGGTCAACCCCTAGGGGTCTATCCAAGTTTTGCTGCTTTTGCGCTTAGTCATCATGTTCTAGTTCGCATGGCCTCACCAAAATTTTATCGGATTTTGGGTGACGATATGATCGTAGATTATGAGACAGGAATTCGCCTCCGCGAGTTATACCAGGCCCTAGGGCTTGTTATCAGTGAAGATAAATCACTGTCGTCTAATTTATTAGGCGAGTTCGGCGGACGTTTGATCACTTCAGATTCTATTTTAATCCAGCCAAAATGGCGTGACCTTTCTGACAGATCGTTTATCGATCTGATCCGGGGTCTTGGTCCTAAGGGTGTTTCACTCCTAAAACCAAGACAACGCAAAATGGTCAAGCTTTTGGCAGAGATACCGGAGACGGTATGCTCTTACGGCTTGAATTGGAACCCTGAAGGGAAATCCTTTGATACACGCGTAGCAGAGAACCAGCAGATTATCGACCTGTTGTCGTCTCTTGATACGTTTGATATCGAGAATGAAAATGCAAAACAATCTTACGCGATAGGTCAGAAAATGGTCTTAGACCAGCATTCTGACTTTCGGGTGCCATTGGAAAGCACAGCAAACTCGAAGACCCAAATTGAGTCTTTGGAGCAGCGAATCATTAGTGAGTTTGGTATTACCAAGCTTTCTGTGTTGTCCTCTATCGAGGGTTGGCACATGAGCCGTAAAGTATCAATCTCTGATCCACGAGGTTCCTCTACTCTAGATATCCTTGAGCGTAAGCTCAAGGAACTAAAATAGATTTTACCTG